TTTGTATTTTCATTGAAGGTTTGTTTTAACAAAGAACTTATGTGGGGAAAAATTTATGTAGGTTTTTTTTTTTTTTTTTTTTTTTTGATATTTGTTTTATTTTATAATAATTTATATTTTAAACAACATATGGTGAACTATGTTTGTTTTACAACTATACCGCCAAGGTTTAAATTTATAGAAAGAGTTGCCAAAAGTTTTTTATTCGAAGGTCATGAAAGATTTGGAATACAAGTCAGAATATACATCCCATTCTCTTACTCAAGATTTGATGAAGAGTTTGAAAGTAAAATTCCAAAAATAGAAAATGATAATATTAAAATTATAAGAGTACAACAAGATTATGGACCACTCACAAAAATGATAGGACCAATTTATGATGACACCATCAAGGATAATGATAACATTTTTATTGTAGATGATGATACAACTCGTTCTAAAAGGTGGTTTATTGGTATGTATTTAACGTTGATGAAAAAATCAAGACAGGTTATTCAACTATCGAACATCCTCAAAACAAGACAAATTCATGGATCAAGTGGTTATTGCTTTAGAAAAGGTAGGATAAACAAGAAGAAATTTATGGCTTATATAAAATTTGTTCCAAAAGTTAATTATTTCATTGATGATGACCTATTAACTGTTTATTTCAAGTTATTTAAAACACCTATTTTCTTGATAACAATAACAAACTTGAGGAAGAGATTTTTTGCCCAACATGTTGGCTTGAGCAGAAAAACAGATAGGGAAGAGATGAGGGATGAATTTTATTGGTTTATACAAGATAAATTCAAAAGGAAGATTGAATGGAAAAACTTTATTTAATAGAATAAAAAATGATTTTTATTTGATCATGTTTTAATAGTTTTAATAATAACTATGGGGTTTTAATATACAAGAAACACAAATTATTCTAAAAATTATAGATAACGATATAATTGATTTTTTGAAAAAAATATTGGAAACAAGGAAAATGAGTGATGGTAATTTACAGAAATTTATTCAACGTTCAATTCTTAGAGAAAGTACGGGTACATATGGAGAAAAACGATTTTCTAAAAAATGTTTATGCTATTTGTTACCTTTTTTGAGCAGATTTCAAATGTTTTTATTTTATCAAAAAAAAAGAGAAAAAACATTATGTAAAGATATTTTACGACATATTTACGAGTTTTACGGAAATTCTAAAATAATTTTACCCAATCCATATCATATATTATCCAAGTATTATACTCTCAATTCCATATATTTTTTTGATATTACACTAACAAGAAAAATATTAGAAAAAACGGTAATGTGTAGTGGTATGAATAATATAATACTAAAATATTATACATCATATGAATTCATAAATTCAATTAAACTTATTGATGCTGTTCTATCAAATATAGAAGAAGGGATAGATCTTGAAGAAAATGAAAAAATATTGAATATTTTAAAAAAAAATAAAATGGATATTCCAAAAAGATACAGAAAACTTCCAAAAATGGATCCAGACAAGAAAAATTGTTCTAAAATAATTCCGTCACCAATATTGGAACCAATTGGAAAAGAAATTATTATGTAAAAAATGATTTTTTTTTAATGAAATATTTATAAGTTCAATAACAATTATGGGTTTTAGTTTTAATATGAAAAAAACAGAAATTATTCTAAAAATTATAGACAACGACATAGTTGATTTTTTGAAAAACATATTGGAGGTAAATAAAGTGAATCATGATGATTTACAGAGATTTATTCAACATTCAATATCTAGGGATTTTTCCAGAAAATGTTTATATTATTTGTTACCTTTTTTCAGCAGATTTCAAATGTTTTTGTTCTATCAAAAAAAAAGGCAAAAACCATTATGTAAAGATATTTTACGACATATTTATAGTTTTTATGGAAACAATAAAATAATTTTATCAGAGAGAGCCTATACTAATTTTGACGTATATACACATTTCTGTTTAGGTATTTTATATTTTTATGATATTAAATTAACAAGAAAAATATTGGAAAAATCAAGATTTACAAATCAAAAACCAATATTGATTTGTTATTTACATACACACAAATACAAAAAATTTCCACTTATCAATGCAATTTTAACAAGAATAGAGAAAGGAATTGATATGGAAGAAAATAAAAAAATATTAGAATTATTCAAAAAAAATAATATTGACATTCCAAAAGAATACGAAAAACTACCAGATATGTGTTCAAGAGTAAAACATCATTCTATAAAAAGTCTAAGATACCTACAATTCATTGAAATTAAGAATTAAAAGTTTAATTATAGTTTAATTATAAAAAAGAATATCTATATTTATGCATAAAACAATGCTAAATTTAAATATTTTTATATCCATCGCTATTGCGATTTTATATCCATTCTTTTTCAACAAGTTATCATCTCTTGTTATAAAAGACGATAAAGTGAAAAAGAAGCATGAAATTTTTAAATACGTTAATGTCAAAACCGGTAAAAAATACAGTTATTTACCAACTGGAGGATTTAATTTTGATGGTAAACAGGAAGAATATAATGCAAACGATTACCAAATAACAGATGAATATAACGAAAATGAAGAAAGATTGGCAAACATGAACACAAAAAGATTCTATATTCTACTCACATCAGGTGTTGTAAGCGTTATTATTGGATCTCTTTTAACAAATCAAGTTGCATCTCTTGGTATTTCTTTTGGTGGTATTATTGTTATTTTGTATGCAACATATTTATATTGGTCGAATATAAATGAATATATGAAACTGGGATTAACTGGCGTTTCCATTATTGCACTAATTGTCACAGCTTATAAATTCGGCGGTTCTCTCCTTTTATTTGGAAAATAAATTGTTAAGGATTCAGTTTAAAAAATATAAGTTATGTTTTGGATCAAAATCATTTTCTGAAAAGGGTTTACTTAAAAAAAAATTTCTGTTTATATATTAGAGTATGATAAGAGTAGGAAATTATTATCATAAATATGAAAAAATTGGGGAAGGTGCTTATTCCAATGTTTATAAGGGATATCATCAAGACTTGTCCAAAATTTTTGCTATTAAAGAGATCAATATTTCTATACATGGAAAAAATATAGAAAGATTTAGAGAAGAGATAAATTTGATGAAAAAACTTGATCACGTCAACATTGTCAAACTTTATGATACAGTGGAGAATGAAAACTATATTTATCTTATATTGGAATATTGTGAATATGGAGATCTTAAAAAATTCTTAAATAAAAGACCATTAAAAGAACGAAAAGTAAAGAAGTTTATGTCACAGATTGTTGCTGGATTGAAATACCTAAACGATCACAATATTTATCACCGTGATTTGAAGCCACAAAATATATTAATCAGTAAGAATTACACCCTCAAAATAAGTGATTTTGGCTTAGCTAAATCTTGTGAGAGTAATACTCTTCTTGATACGATATGTGGAAGTCCTATGTATATGGCCCCAGAAATCATGAAATACAAAAAATACGACACAAAAGCGGATTTATGGTCCTTAGGAGTAATCTTTTACCAAATGTTAACTGGTAAAACACCATATACTGCTAAAAATCATGCTGAATTAATGGATAATATCGAGACGAAGAATGTTGTATTCCCTGCGGCGATTAAGATAACTGATCCAGCGAAAGATTTGTTGACACAGTTGTTAAAGAAAACATCAAAAGAAAGAATGACATGGGATGAGCTGTTTGAACATGAATGGTTGAGGAAGAATATTGTGAATAGTTCCATTTTCAAATCTAATAGTGAGACAAGCTTGTCAAAAACCATACCTGTTGGTGAGGACGACGACGATGATGGAATATTTACTATTGAGATGCCAGAGAGTGGACTTGAGAAGAAACACACATTCGTAGGGAGTTTCAATGATTCAGAGGATTTCAAAAGAAATAATTTCAATAATTATTTGGATGATAGTAGAATGGAACCAATTAAGATAAGTGTTGTGAATGATGATTCAGACAGTGATGATGATTCATCGCTTTTTCTTAGTGACATATCAGAGGATGCAATGAATGAATATATTATATTGGCTAGACCAGCAGAAAGTTACAGTGAATATACCGAAGAACAAAGACGATTGGATGAAAGATTCAAGAAACGTGGATTGATTGATAGTGTATATTATTACATTTATCAATCAACAAATTTGTTGAAAACATATCTCAAGCTAACTGAAACAGAAAGTTTGGAAAAAGACAAAAATGAAGCAAACATAAATTGACCGAATTCTTTAAAAAAAAATGATTTAAAAATTATTTATTCATTATAATTAATATTAGTATCATGAATAATGCACATAACGACATGATTTTTAAAATGTTAAGGATGATAAATCAGGGACGAAATGAAAATATTGTACAAGATAAGAGAAAAGAAGTGGAGGATAGTACAAAAGAAAAGGATAAGAAGAAGAATACCAAGGAACAGGAATGTGTTATTAACGTTGGTAGAAAGAAAAAGAAGAAATGTAGGCATTGTAAAACCAAGAAGTGTATTGCATATAAAAATTGTGATTATTGTTCTAAATTTTACTGTATAAAATGTTGTGGGCCAGATACACACGAGTGTAAGAATTTAGAAGAATACAGAGAAAAAGAGAGGAATAGACTCAAAAAACAATTAATGAGTGCTGATTCCAATTTTAGTAAAATGGAGAAGATTTGAATTTTAGGCTATATTTCTTACATTTCTTAATTTATTTATAATTTCATCAATTCTTTTATCTATCTCTTTTATTGCCAAATTTCTGGTTTTATTATTAATTGAATTATTATGAGCATATTTCAATTTCTGTGAATTCAATTCATTTTTAATAGACTCTAATCTAATAATATTAGCTCTAATCTCATCTCTTCTTAATTGATTATTATTTACAACCAATGGTCCACTATTTACAACTATTCCTTTGGAATTCTTTTTATTATTTTTTCCTTTGGAATTGTTGATAACAATTGTGAACAAATCCAATTTAGGATCATTCTTTATAATACCTTGAATAAGTGTTGTTCTTTTGATATTGTCGTAAATTTCTACAATATACTTGAGTCTGGCATAAAGGATACCCATATATAAATTGAAAACATCATTGATAATATCTTTTGTTTTCTTTTTATCCAAATAAGTATCAAGATAATTAATAACATCTTCTCCTTCACGATCAACATCATATGGAAGTAAAAATGATTGGATACCTTTATATGTACCATTTACCATATAATCACCTTCAATTTTGTTGTCATTATTGAAAGAAAATATAATATTGAATACATTGAGTGTTTTCTTATTTTTACCTTGTTGACCTTGTTGACCTTGTTGACCTTGTTGACCTTGTTGACCTTTTTTATGTTTCTTTTTTTGTTTTTTGTTTTTTTTATCTTTTGGATCACCTCCACTTTGTTCAACACCTTTTTGACAAAATGGTTTTAATATTTTATAATACTTTTCAAGATTATTAGTAATTTTTCTTCTTTGATTTTTATCAGTAGGTATTGTTTTTAGATCATTATCATATATATTATTTAATCCTTTAATATTGTCAAAAATATTAATGTTATTATTAGAATAGTCATAAAGAGTATATGAACTTATATTAATTCCGCTTATAATTTTTGTTAATTTATTATCGTCAATATCTATTTTTTTTGCAATATCATAATATTTTGACAAATTAGCTGATACTTTTTGTTTTTGTTGTTTCTTTTCCTTTCCCTTCTTACTTTTATCATTTTTTTTCTGAGAATTTTTATTATTCTTAAAATTTTCTTTGAGTGCTTCGGCAAATTCTTCTGGTACTTCACCACCTTTTTGTCCTTTTTTATGTTTCTTCTTTTTTTGTTTTTGTTTTCCCTCTTTTTGTCCTTGTTGTTTTTTACCACTTTGTTTAAAAAAATTATTCATTGTTTTATATAATTCATCAGTATTGTAAATATTTGTGAACAATGTAAATTCACCTTTTGTAGCTAAAATATTATATGTAATTTCCAAAACTAAAATTAAAAATAAAAATATTTTCTTTTCAGGATCATTGATACCATCTTTATTCATATCTAATAACACATTACCATTATTATCAAATGTAAACTGACTAAATCCATTAAATTTGTTTGTATCAATACCCACAATTTTTTTCCAGTTATCAATATCATTTGGATTATTTTCGCATAATATTGTTTTTATATTTTCATTTGTACTATAATTCAATTTTAAATTTTTCAAAGCTTCCCAACTTTCTTTACCAGCGATTATCTCTAAAATTCTTTTAAAAATAATTGTTTCAAAATTTTTAGCTTGATTATTTCTCGAATTTTTATTAATTTCTGGTTTACCAAATATTCTTTCCAAATCTTGAAAACCTGATAAATCTTTCCATTCAATAGGTTTCATATAAGCTCTAGCTAAATCGGGAATTCCAATTCTTTTTATCATTTCATTTTTGAAATTGTAAATATTGATTAAACTTGTTATGAAGTTGATAATATTTTTTTTCAAACTTTGAACCAATGATTTTTGAGCAGTGATGAAACTACTATTGAAATTAGCTGGATTCAACTTCTGGATTTCCGTTATGTACTCTTGGTATCTCTTTTTTGAAAATCTCTCCTTTCTCATTTTCTCAATAATCTTGTTGTTATCAGGATTATTCTCTTGAGTTCTTAAATAATTGATAAACTCGTTTGGATTTTTAACCTGTAGACTTTGCTTATTTATAACCTCCAAAATTATGCTATCCATAATATACTATAAACTAATAAAATAAAACACACATTTTATTTTATCATTTCTGGTAATTTATTTAAAAGTTTTGAACCATCAAGTTGAGTTTGGATGCTAAACATCTGAAACTTGTTATATATGTAGCAAGTGGTTTTAATGATATGTTATTCAATAATTGTCCACCAGCCCATAACATACTTGCATTCTTCTTGTAAAAGCTTGGATCAAATAAAAAGTCAAAAACAAATTTGTATCTTTGATTCAATGATCCATTTTTGATTATCTTTTCTAATGTGCTTCTTTTAACTGTTCTCCATGTTCTTTTATCAATCATATCTTCAGAATTAAAGTTCACTAGAATAATACTGTCATATGCCTTCATCTTTGATTTTGGGAAATTTGTTTCAACACAATCTACAAAATGTGTATTATAAGCACCACCTGTAGCACTTTCTTTCAAGAAATAGTCTACAGATAAAAGTCCATATCCACCAGTTAACCCACCAGAATAAGGAATCATAATACCACTCCTTCCGTTTGAAACATCAATATAACTCAATAATGATTTCCATCCATCTCTTCTTTTTACAGGATTTACTGGTGAAAAAAGCTTATCGGCATATTTAGCGGCAACTTGAACATACAATCTAGAAAGTTGTGGAATTGAATAAGTAACACTTGAAATAAAACAAATGGATTTTCCTTTCAAAGGATGAGCATCTAATGCTAACAACTTCTCTGTTAATTCTCTATCATCAAGAGTCAAAATGGAACTGTGCTTATCACCATAAGATTCCAAATCCAATCCTTCATCAACAATTTTCTTGAAAAATGCCACAAGCTCTTTCTCCTCACTAACCTGTAAAGATTTCTCCCTAGTATCAACATTCTTCTTCAACTTTTCTGCCATTTCATTCTTAAGAAAAGCAAATTTCTTTTCATTTGCCAAAAGAATTAAATCAGGAATATCTCTTTTTCTAACAAGTACATCAGGAACAGCATATCTCTGACTGTAATTTTCAACAGCAACATTGTAAGCCAACTTAATAATCTTTCCATATAATATCAATTCATTGCGAGCAATTCTTAATTTTACCATCAATTCATTTTGACTTTTTGATGAATTCTTTTTAAGAACAGTTGTTTCATATTCATGACTAATAAGTTCTTTTAAATATTTCACAACATCCTTTAATATACTATCATATTCAGAAGTTATTTTTTTACCAATTTCTCTTAACTCTTTTTGTTTATCGGCACTAGTTGTTTTAGAACCAACTCTCTCAAAATCGGATACCAAACCAGTATACCATTTATCTCTAATGTAACCAACATGAACTCCAGATTCGACTTGTGATAACAAAGCTCTTGTGTAAATAATATTTTTATCAACATGTGCCAAAACATTCATGCAATATTGAATGTAAATAGCAAATAACAATTCATTTCTATTTTTCAAATCAGCATCCACACCATATGGCAAAACTCCGAAACCAATTTTCTTTCCACTAACAATGTCTTTTATGGAATTTTCAGTTCCAGACATGAATTGAGCAATATTTTTGGCTTCACTATTTGTTTCATCATAAACCATGTATGAATGCTTTGGAATATTTGCTGGAATATCAAGTTCGTTATAACTTGATTGTGTAGCTTGTGTTGGTTGTGTTTCAGTTGGAGTATTAGTAGTATTAGCATAGTAAACTTTACCAATGTTATTACCTAAGTTTATTTCAAGATCATCATTACTTAGTGTTTTGTTAACAATATAAATATCACGATTAAGTTTCATATCTTGTGGTACAGGTGCACCACCACCAACAGGTGGAATTGATACTGTGGGTATTGTAAATCCGCCTTGATTATATGTAAAATATGTTCTATTGTAAGCACTTGCTTTTTCTGCAATAGCGAAAACAATTTTATCTTGATTGGAACTCTCTTTAATCTTAAATGGAAAATGCTTTTTGAAATTATCCAAATCATCATCTTCATCCAATTTACTGTTGGTATAACCATTGTCTACTCTAAAATATTTAGTCGCACCCTTATCTGAAATAATTTTATTATTTTGTCCTCTCTTAATACCATAATTTTCTTTGACCTTTGTTGATGTTTTATCATAACCAAAAAGGATTACTGTATTTGTTCTCATTAATGATAAAATGTTGTCAAAATATCTGTCAAAATTCTTTTTAATATTTTTATCTAGGTCACTTGCTTTAATACTATCTTTAATACTTTTGAAAACAACATATTCCAAATAGTTATAGAAAGTAAATAAAGCAAGATATAACATTTCTTTTGCAATTTTTCTATTAATTGTTTCAACCTCTCCTTTTCCAAAATGTTTGTGTGACAATTCGTAATCTAAACCTTGTTTTGTGTAAATTGAATATAAAAACAAAATAGTACTTCTAATTTCTTCAATTGTTGTATTATTTGGATCTTTAAACTTCAATTCAACATCTTTTAAAACTGATTCACTTATAGGATTGCTGTAAACTTTATCTCTTTGATTTTTAATAGTTGTTGTATCAATGGGTTTCGGTGGATTTAGTTGTTTACCACCCAATGTACTTTTACTTTTATCAAATAATCTGAAAAGATTACCAACAATATATAAATTTTGACTTGATATTGGAGTTGCTCCAGAGACTAATCCTACTCCATCATGATCCATAAGGTTGATAACTTCAGGAGAAATGGTGTATCGGTTATGACTTGATGCACCAATTTTACCATTACTTTGAATATCAAGATGAATATAATTATATGCATTACTTAAATCTTTACCAACATTGAAATTTAAATTTTTTGGAAAATCAGGAAAATATGTCTGTATTGGAACTGTTGATGGAACTTGTTCATAAAACAAATCATGAATAAACAAAGACATACTATTTCCTTGTGAAGGCTCAATATATACTGGTGTAATAGATGGAATAGTCAAATCAATAACTCTTGATGTAACAAACGGATCCATTCTACCAATCAATTTTTTACAAGCATAAAATGTTTGACCAGAAACATGTTTCAACGTTGGATCGACCTGATCATCTTCACTAACAATATCTTTGATTGGAATCATACGTCTTGTGTTAGTACTTCCTTGAGGTTGATATTTTGTAGGTTCAGGTATTCTTTCACATCCAAGTGCAACTCTTTCGTCATCAGTCGAACGATTCAAAAATTCATCATAAATATATGAATAACTACTTTCAATAACATTCTCTGATAATTTACCATCATATTGCCAATCTTTCATGAAATAATTGAGCGGATTTATAAATGTATATCTATCATCATCAACATCAAAAATCCCATCCAAATCATTAGAATAACCCTTAACTTTAGACAAAGTATGATCAGCTTTATCCAAATATTTTTCTGATTTCTTCAATTTTTTAAAAAGACTTTCAACTGTTTTAACCGTACTTATTTTTGCATTTTTACTTACATCTTTACTAATACCATCATAGATATCATAAAAAATTTTTGGAATAAAGGCAAGATCCTTATGAAGTTCTCCATATTTATCTTGATTCTTTAATTTATCCAATAATTTGAATTTATCTTTCTTTCCAGGATTCGTAGTCCCGTTCAATTTTTCCGACATTGCAGCAGCAGTGTCTGGCATTTTAATCCAAAATAAACTTGAAAGATTGTGGTCTCCCATAATATATTATATATCAATATAATATTTTTTTATATTTCTTAAGAGTTTTAACAATTGACCAAACTAATATTCTTTGCTTTTTGTTTAAATACGCAATCTTTTAACTTATTTGATCCTTTACCCGTGTTGGTTGATTCGGTAGGAAAAGAAACTTCGTTTGTTATTAACCCTTGTGAAATACAAATCACTATGACAAGTTCCATAAAAGTGTAAATATTATTCATTATTATTTTCACACTACCAACAGCAGTAGCTAAATGAACAGTCGCAATTTTTAAATACTCATTAATTAATGGTCTTTTAAAATAAAAAGAGTAAGTAAATGCATTATTTGTATCAGTCTTAATATAACCAATTCCGCACAAAGGATTATTCCCAACTATTTTATAAATATTGTAACCATTAAATCCAAAGTTATCCTTAGTATTAGTAAGAAGAGTTCCACCAAGTTTTATTGTAAAAAAATTGTTTTGTTTATTTTTACCGAATTTTATACTTTTTTGTTTTTGCGATGGTACGAGATAAAGTGATCCAGCATTTATGTTGAATAAATCTTCTTTTTTACACATCACCTTTCCATCAAACAACTGGAATTTGCTTAAATTGATGAAAATTAATTCATTCAATCTAATCTTTTTATAAAGTTTGAAATAGTTATTCTCTAATATTATAATCTGCTGTACAATCCTATTTGTTAAATAGCTTTCATCATAAGTGTAATCTCCAACTAATAATTTTGTATTATTAGAATTATTTGTTCTATTTTTAGTGTAAAAATTTGGCATAATAATTTTTTTGACAATGTAATTGAATAAATCATAAACATATACACAAAATTGGAGTGAGTCATCCAAACTGAAAGTCTCTTTGTTATTCAATAAAAGTCTGAAGTTATCAACAGTTACAATACTATTATAATATGTTTCGTAATAAATATTGTTAAGGAGGAATCCGTAATATAAAGTTGTGATAATTCCTAAATTGATAATCTTTTTCCCATTAATATTTGAAGTTACCAAGTTTCTTTTGAGATTGTAATCAAGATCATTTACAACATTAAATAATTTTTCTACTTTTGGTGACTGTTTGTTTTTGATAATATTTGACAAGTGGTACTTAATTGCACAAAGTAATTTTGTTAAAAAAGAAAACAAATTTTGTGGCTTAATTTTTTTAATAATATCATTTATATCTTTTGATGATTTACTGTTTTTCAATTTACAAATAATATCCTCAACATTTGGACTTACATCATTATTCATCAATATAGTCATAATAACTAAGATGATCATGTTTGGAGATGTTATTCCATAAAGGTCAACTGTTATGTCTAATACTCTGTTTGTTGGGAATAAAATTATATCCAAACTTGATAAGATATCTGTTATTTTTAGATTTGAGCGTTTTTGAACAATCTTGAAAAGTTCACCAGATGAACACATTGATTGAATATTATTTGTGTTAATCATTTTTGGTTGATAAGCATTTAAATTAATAGGTAATAAGTTAACACTCATATATACTTTTTTTAGAAAAAAAAAACCCTTTTAAAAAAAGAGACTAACCCCCAAAAAGTTTACTGTTTGCTATTAAATTAAAAAAAAATAAAGATCAAAATAGCTTACTATCTTGTAAAAAAATAAAAAATAATGAAACAAAATGTTTTATTATATGAAATTAAGATAAAAAAGAAATTTAAATATTCTACAATTTTCTGCCAGCGAGGTGATTGCTTGGGGAGACACCATCTAATCCTAAGTGTGGTGGATTTGGGTAAGTAGCGAATGGTAATGAAAGGCCTAAAACATTACTTCCCATTGTTGTAAATAAAATGAAGAAGAGTGCTGT